TCTCCAGGTCCGGTAGAACCCGGCCATGCTTGAATATTAAAAATATCTTTGAGCTTAGCTCTTGCAGCTACGAGTTGTTTGGGATCATCGTATATCTGTTTCAAAGTAAGAGTACTCAAAGCTTCTAATACTAGACTGTCAAAGTTCACCATTAAGGTATTTATCTTTTATTTGAGATTTTTCCTAAATTTCATTAAATATACACATGAAGAAGACTTTTGATGAGATCTGCAACGATATTTTAAAAGAAGAAACAACCAATCCTACGAGTGTATATAACAAAGGAACTGGCATGGATGCACAGCCTCTAAATAAACCTACTGTAACTACCTCTCCTTCTGCTCCGACACCTACACCAACTCCTGCTCCTACAACACCGACAAAATTAGATCCCCAGCATATTATCGATGCGTTGACACAAGCGCAGAAAGATCCTAATCTTCATAAAGCGTTCCAAGGTATAATGGATGCGATGTCAAAAAATAAAGAACTGAAAGCGGCTTCTACAGAAGACCAAGAAACAAATGCCAGCCAAGCCTAACAGACAGCTTGATCGTTGTATCTATTGTGGATCAACGACGCGAGGTAAAGGATGCAGATATGCTCCCCATGGTGTTCATTTCTTTCCAGATGATCCAAGAAAGTGTGCATATTGTGGCTCAACAAATTACGGAAAAGGTTGCCATGTAAATCCAACAGGTGACACTCACATACACGGAATAAACTATAATAGTATGTTTAAGGAAAACCTTCAAAGCTTTTTAGATAACGAAATCTTTATCAACGAGATGAAGAAGGAATATAAAGAGTTTCCTGCTTATAAGTTAGGAATTATTGACGAAAACGGAAACAGAGTTAAGTCTCCAGTAAATGAAGCTGAGCAAGCTGCATACTCTCCAATGATTAAGACAATTATTCGTTTAAAGAAGTATCTTGGAGCAAAAGTAGATTTACTTGAAGCTAGTTCCTTAATGGAAAAGCGAAACTTTGAAGCTTCCGATGTAACAAAGTATAAGAGGTTGTTGGAGTTCCAAGACAGAATCGAAGAGAATATAAATGAGTTGTATAATATCTTTGATCAAGCAGCTCAAGAAGGCTTGTCGTTTGAGGACATTAAAAAGCTCATAAAAGCTTGACCCTATCAGGAATCGTTGTAAGATTCCTGCATGACAACTATATCATTAACAAAAGACGAGCTGCAAAAGATTATTTCAGCTCTATTATTTTCGAGCTGTGTAAATGTAGTATATAACGGTACCCAGCCTTCTTACTTTGAAAGTTTGACAGACTTGGCAAAGTCTTTAATAAAGGAGTCTCCTGATATTCAGCTCGAGCATGTTCAGTTTATTAAAGAAGAAAACTACGAAGACACTTGGTCAAGTGATATTTACGAAACTTTTAAAAACAACATTGAAGTAACAACTTTCGAAAACGTATGAGCTATCAATCAACTAAAGTACTAGAATTAGGATCTTGTGCATTTCGTCAATGGCGAGCTACGCACAGTCATTGTCAATATATTCACGGTTACCAGCTTCTTGCTAAATTTTATTTTGGAGCTTCTAGCCTTGACGAAAAAAATTGGGTAGTGGATTTTGCAGGTCTTAAAGAGCTTAAGGCAATTCTAAATAATCAATTTGATCACACACTTTGTGTAGCACAAGATGATCCTTTACTTCCTTTTTGGCAGGAATTGAACAACCAGCGTGGTTGCCAACTCCGTATCATGGAATCTGTAGGTATTGAAAAGACTGCGGAATGGTGTTTTAATGCAGCTCAGAAGCTTATTAAGGACAAGTATGGAGACAGGTGCTGGGTAGAAAAGGTTGAAGTATTTGAACATGAAAATAACTCAGCAATTTATAGTAAACCTGAAGCTACGACCTCTATAAGCTTAGGAGATCCAAGTTATATACAAACTCCGTTGAAGTCTAATTGATCTGGAGTATAATTCTTTTATGAGCGATATTAATACTGCATCAGAAACACTTTTTATTAGCGATGACTTTTGCTTCTATACTTTAGAAGGGGAAGGCGAGTTTGTAGGACAGCCTTCCGTATTTCTGAGGATGTCAATGTGCAATCTTACCTGCATTGGTTTTGCATCACAAGATTCTCCTAATGGTTGTGATTCGTTCATCTCGTGGTCTATCAAGAATAAGATGACATTTGATGAAATCTTTAAGATGATGGAAGATAATAACTATATCGAACATCTTAAGAACCGAGCGATTCTCAAGCTAACTGGTGGAGAACCGCTGCTACAACAAAAGGCTCTGCTTCGTTTTGTGGAAGCTTTCAATACAAAGTATGGATTTAATCCTCGTATTGATTTTGAAACAAATGCTACTCTTATTCCTGATGAAAGATGGGTAACGGACTTTTGTGCTACATTTACAACTTCTCCAAAGCTTACTACAAATGGAGATCCTGAGGAAAAGACTTACAAGCCCGAAGTTCTTAAGTGGCATGTAGATCATAATTCTGGCTTCAAGTTTGTTATCACTTCTGATAAAGATATTGAAGAAATTTGGAGAAAGTATGTTGATGACTATAACGGTATTAACGTTCCTCTTCAAAGAATCTGGTTCATGCCTTGCTGTGGATCACGAGATGAACATATTAAGAACGCTCCAGCTGTTGCAGAATATGCTAAAGCCATGCATGTTAATTTTAGTCCTCGTATGCATCTGATGGTTTGGAATAAAGCCTTAAAAGTGTAGACATATCCCCTATATGGGGTAAATAGCTTTTATGAAGATTGCTTTCTGTGGTGCTGGCGCTGTAGGTAAAACTACTCTTATTAATCAAATGATTCAGCGCTGGCCTATGTATAAGAGGCCAACTAGAACATATAGAGATATTATCGACGAACAAAAGCTTTTAGTCAATAAAGAAGGTACTACAGATGTTCAAAAGACTATTCTAAGTGCTCTCGTAGAAGAAGCTCAGCTTGCTGCTGCTTCAGGAGATGAGTTTATTGTCTTTGACAGATGTGTTGTTGATAATATTGCATATACTCTCTGGCATGCTGGATACGGAACAGAAGGTTTTGATGACAAGTTTCTCAAGGAGTCTAAGGATATTGCAAGAGCTGCTCTGCACTACTATGATATCATCTTTTACATTCCAATAAGAAACGAAATTCCAGTTAACGAAAGAGAAAACAGAGAAACTGATCTTATATTCAGAACAGAGGTTGATAATATTTTTAAAGCACTCATTACATCTTATGAAAACGGTACTGGAGCTTTCTTTCCTTTAGAAGATTGTCCTGCAGTAATTGAGCTGATGGGTCCTCCTGATCTAAGGCTTCCACAACTTGGTCTCTATATTAAAGAGTCTGGAAACGCGTTTGGAGAACAAGATGGAAGTTTGATTTCTGACATTAACAGCGACGAGTTTGCTGCTATTCAAAAGAGCAGAACAGATCTTACAGATCCTTCTTAAGGTTTAGCTTCTTTGCTAGGTTTATAAACGTCTTTTTAGACTTCTGTTGTTTTAAACAATTTTCTGCTGCGCTCTCAAGATCGGGCGAATCGAACATTACTTTACCACAATAGGGATAAGGTAATTTCTTCATTATATTATCAAACTGTTTGTTTATAAAATTTTCTATCTTTTGATTTTTAGCTTTTGTTCCTAAACAAAGAACTTTGGGATATTGACTCTTTTCTTCGTTAAAGCGGTTTTCAATATGTTCTAAACAAAAACCAAGTATAACTTTTTTGCCGTCTGATGAGTTTAATGAAATGTCATGCTTTAATGCAAAGTCGACTGCCTTCTTTAGTCCAGACTCAAATGCTGGATAAATATCTATTACACAAACACGAGACTTAGGAAAGATTTTTGCGTTCGTAGACATAGTTTTTTGGTTTGCAGAGGCGCGCATTCACTATACCATTATAAAAGTCTTCTCTCAACAGAGCTTCTTCAATTATTTGTCTTTTGAGTTCGTTGTACCCTAATTCAAATTTCGAGTTACCCCACTCAAGAATAGTAAAGGTGAAATTCTCTTTACCGTACTTAGCAATGTCTGCATTCAACTCGTTTGAAGAGCCAGTATACGTCTTCCAATCGCTTTCTTTAGTATCTCTGCGACATTTCTTCTTTCCCTTTAATGGAGGTCGTTTGATCTTAGAAACACACTGTTTCTTGCCAATGTACTTTTTCCCAGTTATGTTACAAGTAATCAAATAAATGAAACCAAATGCATCCTCTTTATATTCAAGCCCTTCGGAAAGCTGCCAATGGCCTAAATCCATATTTACTTCTTCTTAGACTTCTTCTTGGAACGTCTCTTTTTTCCTGTAAGACCGTTTCTCGTTAAAACACCCGGAAATGCTCCTCCTAGAACATTTCTAGCATCATCGCCAGCATATTTTGCTTGATTGCTGAAAGGAGTTTCTGTGCTCGTAACACCCGCTCCATATACAGATCCAGCTCCCCCGGATGTCATTTCTTCGGAAAGTATTTGTTCAACTAGTTTGCGAAATTCCATAGTATTATTTAACAAACTTAGTTGACAATTCTAGCATTGGGAGGTTAATAGCTTTATCGCGGTTAGATCTGACCAAATGCTTAATAGCGGGTCCTCATAGGAGGATAGATAAACAGACACCGCGATTAATAAGTTAAAAACCCATCTCGATGTGCGCAATGTGCGTGACCGTTGTCAGGCTTATACCTGGACCGCTCAAACAAAATGCTCTTATAGGACAACCGAGGGAGCTTGATAGAAGATATCTGAAGTTTGTTAACCCGACCGAGACTCGCTTTAAACGGAGTCAATTAACTAAGTTGGAGGTTTCCCCGCAATGGGGGACCTCCCTCCCAAGATCTTCTTAACCGGATTACAATTAACCTTTAAAGGGGGAAATAGAACAGAGGAGGTGTAGCGTTTTTGGTGGATTTTTTTATAACCTACGGTATTATATAAAAATGAGCGAAGAATCTGTAGCAGACTTGTTTAAAGAGTATCATAGAAAGATTGAGGAGTTTCTAAAGTTTGATGAGCTCAACATGAAAGATGCTCAAATGACATTGCCAGCAGTTCGCCACTACTGGGTAGGACGTTTGATGTCACATAAGCAAGAAATTAATAAGCTCAAGAAGCTTAAAGAGGATGCAGCTAAGAAGCTGCGGGCACGAATCCAGGCCGAGTCGCCGGTCGGTTTGTCCGCTAAAACTATTGCTGATTCTGTTGCATCTCATGAAGTTATACAAAAAATAGATGAAGAAATTGTAAATAACGAATTACTTGTAGAGTATCTTTCTAAGGTTGAAGCAAACTTTAGAGATGCACAATTTGGAATGAATAATCTTACAAAGATCATAACTCTTGAAACTACATAATGGAAGTACTATTTGATTACGATACAGTAGCAAGGAAACCAAGAATAGTTTCCGAGCATCTAAATGCTATTAGAGAATTGTTTTCTGTCGAAGATAAAGCTCAAGCATTTCTGCGTCGCAAGTTAGGAAGAAATATTCCTGTAAGAAAGTATGCAATAACAAACAAGGGATGTTTTGATATTCCTTTTTATGAAGAACTCTGTAGTCAGATACAAATTAAGTTTCCGTCTGCACAAATTAAAACATCAGAGTCGTTTCTGAAGATTGTAAACACAGACTCTATAGCACAGGAACCAATTCCTCTTAAAACTCTTACACCAAGAGATTATCAGCTTGAGTCGGCAACTTTAGCTTTACAAAAAGGAAGAGGAATTATTGTTCTTCCTACATCTGCTGGTAAAACATTAGTAGTTAGTCTGATTGCAAATACAACACTTTTACAAAAGGATTATAATATCCTTATTCTTGTTCCAGACATTCAACTAGTTTCACAGACATATGGAGACTTGATTGAATACGGACTAGATGAAAGTTTAATTTCTAAATGGACAGGAAATCATGATTTTAAAGACACTAAAATTGTTATTGCAAATAATCAAATTCTTTTATCTGAAAAGCAAGACAAGAGTGTTCTTAGCAAGTTTGATTGTGTAATCGTTGACGAAGCTCATAAACTTCATAGTGCTCAACAAATATCAAAGCTTGTTAAGGGATTGAAATGTAAGCATATTTTTGGTTTGACTGGGTCTCTACCAGAAAACAAGTTCGATGTATGGACTCTTAATAGAATCTTTGGGAGCATTATCTATCATTTAAAGTCAATTGACTTACGTAACGAGAATTATATTTCAAATGTAAGAGTGGTGTCTTTAGAAATTGAGTATACTACAGCTCCGGTATTTGCAAGAGCTTCTATGTCTAATCCAACCGCTGGTTATGAAGAAGAAACTACATGGTTACAGACTTCATTATATAGAAATTCATTAATTGCTAAACTTATTAACAAGCTTGATACAAATA